CACCGATGCCGCGCATCCCGACCTAACCGGCGATTATTTTACATCAGATAGCGACCTGGACATTGAAACCGGCGATCCAATTACGCTCTACTACAACCACGGTTTCGATCCTGTCCTGAAGAACCGCAAGCTCGGCAAAGGGACAGTAGACCTCCAAGAGCTCGGCGTGTGGGTGGAAGCGCAACTATCTATGCGCGATGAGTATGAGCGCTCTATCTACGAAATGGCCGAACGCGGCAAACTAGGTTGGTCTTCCGGCACACTCTCCTATCTGGTAGAGCGCGAGCCAAAAGGCGGCAATGTCTACTGGATCAAGTCCTGGCCTCTTGGTAAGGACGCAAGTTTAACCCCCACACCGGCGGCGGGGCCAATCCTTACCGCTGTGCAACCTATGAAAACCTGGGCCGAAGCACTACTCCCACAGGCGTCAACGCAACAGGCGGCAGGCGATGTCGCGACGCACGGCGCGACGGAAGAAGGCGACGGCAATGATATAGAAACCAAGACGGCGGCAAAACGACTGCTCTTGGAATTAGACCTGTTGAGTTTAGAGGAGTCTTGTGTATGAAAACACTACAAGAGCTGATCGAGGCCGCACGCAAAGCAGTTTTGGATGGCGACCTTGAATTGGCTGAGAAGTTGACTAATCAGGCGAAGGCGATGAAGGCGCTTGACGGCCTTGATCCGGCTGAGTCTGAAGAATTGAAGACGTTGAAGACCGAGATCGCCGAGTTGCGCGAGTTTAAAAAGCGCATCGAAAGCGAACCGGCGCACAACAAGGCCGGCCATGTGACTGTCACGCAGGACGAGACAGACAAAAAGGCCGCAATACCGTTTAAGTCTCTCGGTGAGCAACTCAAGGCTATCGCTAACGCCTACCTGCATCCTCATGCGATGGACGACCGGCTGAAGGCGCAAAAGGCTACGCTTGGCGCAAACGAAACGACCGCGGCGGATGGTGGTTTTTTGGTGCAGCAAGATTTCACGCAGGCCATTATGACGATGGCGCACGATACCGCTGTTATCTCTAGCCGGTGCCGTAACATCCCGGTTGGCGCAAACAGTAACGGCCTCAAAATGAACGCCATCGACGAAAGCAGCCGGGCTAATGGAAGCCGGTGGGGTGGCGTGCGCGGTTACTGGCTCGCTGAAGGTGGCACGATTACCGCCAGCCAGCCGAAATTTCGCCAGATGTCCTGGGAGTTGAAAAAGCTCGGCGCGCTCATGTATTCGACTGACGAACTGTTGGCGGATACGACGGCGCTCGGCGCGGTGATGCAGCAGGCCGCCGGCGAAGAACTTGCGTTCATGTTGGACGATTCGATCCTGAACGGGTCCGGTGCTGGTCAGCCGTTGGGCGTGCTCAATAGTCCGGCGCTTGTCACCATCTCCAAAGAAACCGGCCAGGCTGCGGCAACTGTCGTCTACCAGAACATCCAAAAAATGTGGGCGCGCATGTGGGCGCGGTCGCGCACGAATGCCGTGTGGCTCATCAATCAGGATGTAGAGCCGGCGCTGAACAGCATGGACTTTCCGGTCGGCACTGGCGGCGTTCCGGTCTATCTGCCTCCCGGCGGATTGTCCCAGGCCCCGCTTGGCACACTGATGAGCCGGCCAGTTATTCCGACCGAGTTCAACGCAACGCTTGGCACAGTTGGCGATATTGTCCTTGCCGACTTTAGCCAATATTTGCTCGTTGACAAAGGCGGCGTGCAGGGTGCGACCTCCATCCATGTTCAATTCTTGACCGATCAGACGGCGTTCCGTTGGATCTACCGTGTGGACGGTCAACCGCTCTGGCATAGTGCGTTGACGCCTTACAAAGGCTCCAACACACTTAGCCCATTCCTGGCCCTGGCGACCAGAGCATAAGGAGATAACTATGTATTTTCTTGATCAAACACTTCACGTAGTGGGCCTGACTTCGCCGGTTGATACCGCTTCGACGACTGTCAACAGCGATGTTGTCGGCGTCAAAGAGTATCACGCTATCGAATTTCTTGTGTACTTCGGCACGATTACCGGCGATACAGTGGCCGTCACCGTGGAAGAATGCGATGACATTGTTCCTACCAACACCACGGCGATTGCTTTCAAGTATCGCAAAGGTAGCGCCACCGGAACCGACAGCATGGGCGCTGTGACAGACGCCACCACTTCCGGCGTGACGATTGCCGCTACTGACGACGACAAACTGTTGCTTATCGATGTAGACCCGGCGGCGTTGTCTGCTGGCCGGCCTTACCTGCGCGTTGTTGCAGATCCGGGCGCTTCGGCCTCGGCGGTGGAGATTGCTATTCTCGCCATCCTGAAGCCGCGTTACGCCCAAAATTCGCAACTGAGCGCAGTTGACTAACCAACTGATACATAGGTAGGGGTGGCGCAAGTCACCCCACAACCCTACAGGAGATTACTATCATGGCTAACAAGACACCGTTGTTCGTGCGCAAGCAGAGCGGCGGCATGTTCACGATCGTGAACGAAACCCTCACGACCGGCTCTATCTTCTTCGTCCACAGTGGTACAGGTACAAATAGCGTAGGTGGTGGCCGCAATCCCGATGCGCCACTGGCTACGCTTGACTATGCCATCGGGCTTTGCACCGCCAACCAGGGCGACATGATCTATGTCATGCCCGGCCATGCCGAGACAATCGCCGCCACTGACGGCTTTGATGCTGACGTGGCCGGCGTTCGTATCGTCGGGTTGGGTTGGGGCGCAAGCCGGCCAACCTTCAACTTCACGCAAACCGCAAGCCAGGTCAATATCGGCGCTAATAGCGTGACGATTGAAAACCTGCGCTTTGTGGCCGGCGTCTCTGCGGTTGTCGCGGGTGTACAGGTTGAAGGCAAAACCGATGCTGTGTTCCGCAACTGCGAGTGGTATTGGGGCGGTACGACCGGTTGGGATTTTGTGCTCGGTCTGGAACTGGAAGCTGGATCGCACCGGTGCATTGTCGAGAATTGCCGGTTCCTACAGGAGCCAGCCGTCGCCGGTGCTGCCGCTGCTGTCAAGCTGACCGGAGCATCGCATAACGTTCGCGTGCAAGACAGCGAGTTTATGGGCGACTGCTCCGTGGCTTGTATCAATGGGGATACCACATTGAGCCAGGGGTTGATGGTGTTGAGAAACATCTTTCACAACACCGATGCGGGTGAGCCGGTACTGGAAGTTCTTACCGGAACAACCGGAGTGTACTCTGACAATCGAGGTCTGGCCGGCGGTGCTACCATTGCTGCCAACGCGGTCGCCGACGCAATGGTTCATTGCGAGAATTACATCGCAAACACAACTGGAACGATTGCGATTATTAAGGGGGCCGGAGGGTCGCCGGCTTTGGATGCAGACTAAGACTGTTTGGGTTTGCCGTTTCGATGTCGGTTCTTTCTCAGCATGTCTTGTACGTTGTCGCTACGGGTGCCAACAAAAAGATGGTCAGGTCGAACACAAGCGGGTGTGTCGCAATGGTGGCAAATATCCATACCTTCGGGAATGGGACCGTAATGCAATTCATAGCTAAAGCGGTGAGAGGATATATTGCCTCTCTTGAGGCCGCCTGCATTGAATTCGCCATAACCACCGCGAGCGGTACCGCCGATCCAGAGCCAACAACCGTCTGGAGACTTTTTGACGTGTTTCCAAAATCTCTCCTCCGCGGGTTTGTGCAAGCGGTGACCGCGACAAAAACGGCGCGGTTGCCCTTGAATATATCCGCGTTTGGTATTCGTAATGCCAGCCAGGGCTACGCGTTTGCCGCAGCCACAAGCGCAGAGAGGTGTCAATCCCTCCCAGGGTACGACGGGATTACCGCGAGCGACGTTATGCCCGCTGATGTATCGTTTGGGTTGACCCTTGATCCATCCTTCTCGGCTGGTCGTCTTCGTTGCAATCGTGGTTTTCTGTCCACAACCGCATTGGCAAAAGCCATAGGGGATCTCAGTGGTGTTTGGGGTATACTGCGTCATGTCGATACCTTCCTTTCGAGGTGCCGGCCATGCCGCGGGATGCTTCAACATCGCCGCGGCGCTTCTATTGGTGAATTCCATTATAACACAGATGGGCTATTCGCTCAAGGAAGCAGAGGAGTATAACTATGGCCGGCACAGTCGTAATCACAGAGGAGCGGCTTGGCTCCATCCACAAGGTCAAATTCGCCTGGACATCAAGCGCAGGCGGCGCGGCGGATGCGACGACGACAGAGTATTACACCGGCTCCGTCATCCAGGCGGCGCAGATCCCGAATGGCGGCGGCACGCAACCAACCGATCAGTATGACGTGACCGTGGTTGATGCTGACGGTGTGGATGTGTTGAACGCCAAAGGCGCAAATATCAGCAATGCCGCTACTACACAGCACGTCAAAGAAGATGAGCTTGGCTGCGTCGCCAATAGCAAACTGACGTTGGCAGTTACCAATGCCGGAAATGCGAAGGCGGGCGTGACGATTGTCTATCTGAAGGTGACGTGATGGGCCGGCGTATCGTCAAGATTTCACCGAGTTTGCTACAGGATATGTTCACGGTAGGCGGTGGCACCAGCGCGACGGAAGTCGTGAACGGATTGCCGGTAGGCGCTAGATTCGTGCGCGCATGGTACGAAGGCAGTGAGTACCCCGAGGGGGTATTGGTTCTGTTATTCGAGCACGAATCTTGGCTGGCAAACGAGGGCGGCTTGTATCAGGTGGTAGACGTGCAGATGAGGCGAGTGGACTAATGGCCTACATCGCCCCGATCATCTTGCGAAGTTACCTCAATACGCCCGTTGAAGATGACGCGTTATTGACACACTTCGCATTGGCGGCGGAACAGTGTATCGAAAACGTCACCTCGCGCCGGTTCAAGGTCGAAACAGACACAACGCGTTACTTTACCGTCCGCGATGCTTGCAACGGCACGCTCTACTTTGACGAAGACCTGGCGCAGACGCCAACCACTGTCACCAATGGCGATGGTACGGTAATCACCAGCGCTCAATATGTCCTAGTAGATCGCAACCGACCGCCATACTACGCGATCCGGCTGAAGTCAACCACCGGCCTATTCTGGACTTACGCGAGCGATC